CACGCTCTCGCCCTGCAGCTCTTCGTTCTGGTCTTCGGGCAGGTCGTCGTCAGCCATCATCGCCTCATGCCGCGTAGGGGTTCACGACCGTGCGCGGAGGCGTCGGCTCGCGTAGTGCTGGCTGCGCTTTTACCGCAGACAGCATGTTCTTGTCCATCATGAGGCGGATCGCCTGCGTCGTGCTATCGACGAAGTCGTCGTGCTTCAGGCTGCCGCTGCCCGTGAAGCTGCAGAGCTGGTGCACCAGCGGATCGGTCCACGTCCGCGCGCGGCCGGGGAACTTGTCGCTCTCGGGCAGCCAGACTTGGCGCCGGGCGAACACGGGCGAGACGATGTGCAGGCGCGTGAGCTTGTCGGCGCGGCCGGGGTTGTAGGCATAGGACGCGACGCCCTCGCGATCGAGCACCTGACGCAGGCTGATGCCCGAGCCCTTGTCCTCGATCACGACGATGTCGGGCTTGCGGCCGCTGGTCACCGGCTTGGAGCTGCCGATCAGCGGCTTGATCAGGGCCGTGTCTTGGTCATCGCCATAGGCCACGTTGAGCTCGCGCTTCACGCGCTTGACCAGCTCCGGCAGGCCGAGCTGCTCCTGCCAGCAGTCCAGCAGCAGGACGTGCGCGCGCTCGTCGATCGAGCCATCGGGCATCTTCACCTTGTGCCGGAAGCCGCCCCAGACCGTGCAGGCGCTGTAGTCGGGGTCGTGGCTCTTCTTGTCCGTGGTCGCCTCGGTGAAGGCGGTGTCGAGCGACATGACGATCCAGTCGAAGGCTGGGAGTGCCTTCTTCGCCGGCCAGAGGCGCAGCCATGACCGCTTGATGACGCCGCTCTCCTCGGGGTCGATCAGCTCGCCCTCCAGCTCCTGCCGGCCGAGCACGGTGCCCTCGAACTGCTGGAGCTTGTCAAAGAAGCTCTGGGGCAGGTTGGCCCGGTTGTCGTAGGTGCTGCCCCGCACCAGTATGCGGCTGGGCTTGGGCTCGGTCAGGCGGCGCACGAGCTCGATCGGCTTGGGCGTCGTGGTCCACAGGATCCGCGGCCGCTGGCCGAGGCGCAGACCCATGAGCGCCATGTCCCAAGTGTCCTGCGCGTACTGCCAAGCCGCCAGCTCGTCGCACCAGATGTCGGCGTGCTGCGGGCCTCTAAGCCGCTCGGGCTTCTCGGCCGTGAAGCCGCGGATCGTGGCGATCTTGCCGGAGAGCGTGCGCACCTGCACGATCAGGTCGGTGCTGTTGTAATTTTCTACAAGCTCCGGCGGGATAACCTTGAGCAGCCCAGCCGGGCCTTGAAAGCATGTGTGTTTCACGTCGCCATACGTCGGCGCGATGACCGCGCGATCGAGGGCGTCCGGGTCTTCGATCGCCTGCGCCGCCAGCCACTCGGCGCCGACGCGCGTCTTGCCGAAGCCGCGCCCGGCCATGTAGCCGCACTCGGTCCAGTCGCCATCGGGCGGGATCTGGTTCGGGCGCGCCGTGTTGATCCAGCGCTCCTGCCACAGGAGAAAGTGCAACGTGTCCGGCGGCAGCTTCTTGAGCTGGGCCTCGGTCAGGTCGTCGAAGCTGGCGAGCGTCAAGGCTTGCCCTTGGCCGGCAGCGCCGGGGTCTTGTGCGTGGCGTCGATTGTCTGGGCGGCGTTGCGCTTGCGGTCCTTAAGCAGGTTGATGATTTCGCCAGCAAGCGCAAGCGAGCTGTCTGCCGTTTCAATCGGGCCGCCGTTCGGCCCTGTCAGCTCTTGCCGCTGCGTTTCCCGCCAACCCATGCGCGCCTTGGCCCAGAAGATAGCGGCGGACACAGCGCCAGTCCCGTCGGACGTAGCTATTTTGTAAAGGTTCTGCGCAACGCGCGAATTGGCCAACGCGGCGCCAGTGTCAAGTTCGGTGCGATAGTATTTGCGCAGTGTCTCGTCGGATATGCCTATGACCGCCGCAATCTGCGGGTGCGTAAGACCAAAGCCGGTCATAGCTTCGACTTGCTTCCGCGTCTCTGGGGCTGGCTCATAAGGCTTGCGGCCCCCGGGGCTGCCCTGCGCAGGCGTGCCGTCCTTATACGGCCGGGCCATTGGCGCGCTCCAAAGCTATGCCGGCATGCGAACGTCCGTCCCCTTCGAGGACCGCCTGCTGCCCTGTAAAGTCCTGCCAACGCTGCACGATTACGTCGACATATTTTGGGTCTAACTCCATGAGACGCGCCACACGCCCATTCTTTTCCGCAGCGATCAGCGTTGTACCTGACCCGCCAAAGCTGTCCAGCACGATGTCGCCGCCCTTGGTGTTGTTGAGGAGTTGATACTCAAAGAGGGCCACCGGCTTCATGGTTGGGTGCTCGCCGTTACGGCTTGGCTTGTCGAACTCCAAGATAGTGGTCTGCTTGCGGTCTGCCGCCCAGAGGTGGCCCGCGCCATCCTTCCAGCCATACAGGCACGGCTCGTGCCGCCAGTGATAATCCTGCCGCCCCATGACCATGCTGTTTTTGCGCCAAATAAGACATTGGCGCACCGTCCACCCAGCGTCCTTACACGCGCCGCGAAAGTTGTAGCCCTCCGAGTCGGCGTGCCAGATGTAGAACACGGCACCGGCCTTCATCACTGTGTCCGCGGAGACGAACGCGTCGCGCAAGAAGCCACGGAAGGACTCGTCGTCCATGCTGTCGTTCTTAATTGTGAGCGCTTCTTTCGTCTTGCCGGTGTAGGCGACGTTATAGGGCGGGTCGGTCAATAGCATATCGACGGCCTGACCGGCGCAGAGCTTATCGACCGCCGCTTGCTCCAAGCTGCTGCCACACATGACGCGGTGCTTGCCCATGACCCAAACATCGCCCAGCCGCGTGACCGGCTCCGCCGGGGCTTCCGGCACCTCATCTGGATCGGTCAGACCTTCGGTGGGTTCGGCCAGCAGCCCGGCCAGCGCTTTGTCGTCAAAGCCTATGAGGCCGAGGTCGAAATCAATAGCCGAAAGCTCCTGCAATTCAACCTTAAGCAAATCGGTATTCCAGCCGGCGTTCAGAGCAAGCTGGTTGTCCGCCAGCACGTAGGCCTTTTTCTGGGCGTCCGACCAGCCCGCAGCGACCATGACCGGGACATCCTTCAGGCCCAGCTTTTGCGCCGCCATGACACGCCCGTGGCCCGCTATTATCATCCCCGTCTCGTCCACCAGCACCGGGGTCGTCCAGCCCCACTCCCGGATAGAGGCGGATATCTGCGCCACCTGCGCGTCGCTGTGGGTCCGAGAGTTGCGGGCATAGGGAACAAGCGCCGTCAGGCTTCTGCGCTCCACGCGATCCGCCGGCCACGCTTTTATGGCGCCAACGATGTTACTGACGGCCGTGTTGTTTTTGTCTGTTTCCGGCATATGCACTGTCCCGCATCGCTCTGTGAGATCAGCACATAGCACCGCCACAACGCGGCTTCAAGTAATTGCCTCAGATCAGATCGCTGCCGTCCTCTGGTTCGTGCGCAACATCTGCAACATCTGCAACGTGTTGCATCGGCGCTGCTTCTTGCAGTTTTTTACCAGTCGCCTCGATACGCCTGAAAGGATGCTCTTTACGATGATCCGGGCAGTTGCGCGTGATACCCTTGGCGCCCTTCGGGTTGCCGGGAACCCTAGTCTCATACGGCTCGCCGCAAACCCGGCACGTGCTGGTGAAAACATACAACCCCCAGCGTTTGCGCCGGATCCAGCGCCATTCCGTATCCCAAAGAAAAAAGCGCTGGCCATCCGGCATGACAAACACGTCGCCGCCCTCTGGGTAGCCTGAAGCGTTTGCCTTGGCGCACTCATCAAACCACTTGCCGTAAGCCCACGAGAAGTTTTGAGCCGCTTTTTCGCGGTGAAGACGAACAGCCTCGGGGGCGTTCTGATACGCCTCCTGATAGGCCTGATGCGCCTGCTCGGCGGTGGCGTGGGCCCCCAGCCAACGCTGGCGTTTGGTGATCGGGTCATAAATCTGCGCGACAAACTTGCGAAGACGTTTGTCGTATTTGACGCCACGGTAGGCTTTGGCCTTTTTACGGCATTGCGAAATCAGCGCGTCAGTGAGATCATCATCAAAAGGCATGGGGTCGTTTCTCCGTTCGGTTCTGTGCCGGGGCGCTCGCTGGTCACGGGCGCCCCACCCCCCTGTCATACGACAAAAAGAAAAACCAAGCAACACCCCTGTTCTTACGTTTAAGGTTTTGGCAACGCCAAAACCCCAGCAACATTATCTCCAGCCAGCGTGCAACACCCTAAGCCTATATTCTTATCTTAAGAAGATATATAGGCCTTAGGGGTGTTGCATCGCGACTGGGGTGCTGGCGCAACATGCAACACGTTGCAACATGTTGCAGATGTTGCAAATGTTGGCCACTAAACAGTTGCACTATTCGCACCACCTCACCACCCACCTTGCAAGAAACTGCAAACTGATAATGTGGGCAATGTGGCTGTCCACATTAGCGCGCGCCGTGCTATGTCACGCATCCTGCGGCGTCGTGGTGAGACACGATGCGCCGGTGCTAGTAGCCCCGGTCTGGCCCCTCCCCAGACCTCGCCCACCGCACGGCGCGACTGGCGGTATCCCCGCCAGAAGTGGGCTCGGACCCCACCCGCAGACC